TCCTATATTCCAATTTGTTAAATAACCTGTTTTGCCAGCAGGTATTGTATAGAGTGCCAAATTTGTTTGTCCTTGACCATATACTGTACCTGTTCCAATTGTTGCAATTTTTACCAATACTGTACCGCCACCACTTGCACCTGTTGATACCAACACATCATCTTTATTAGTTAGTAATGAACCTGCTGAAGCAACAAAGGCTCTAAAAACTCTTAAAAATGATTTAGTTGAAACTGCACCATCTACTGTAAGTGTTTCTTCAATTACATTATAATTGGCGTCTAATCCTTGGACTGTAACTGTACGAGCACCTGTTCCAGCAGCACTATCCTGTGCGTCAGCACCTGATACATAAACTGTTGAGGCAACTGTCAAGTAAGTGTAAACTCCGCCTTGTTCCCATATTGTTTCTGGAACACCACCTACATTTGGATTTCTACCAAATTTATGAATAACAGTAGTGCCTCTTATGAGACCTCTTGCTATATTAATATTTTGTTCTGTTAAGTATCCTACTGCCATTAGTTCCAACCTTTAGGCATAGTAAAGTTCGCTCTACTAAATTCCATTCTATCTACTAACTTCACAGCGCCAGCCACTTTATCAACAGCAACAAATCCCTCTGGTGCCGTTACTCTATACCCATTAGGTGTTCTTAAAAAATGGCCAATACTTTGTATCTCATTCAACTTACTTACTAAAAAGTTTTTAGCGTCTTGTAAAGTAACGTGTGAAGCAATAGCAAAATATAGTGCTTGTTTATTTCTATCTATAAATTGTAAATTTGTTTTTAATAAATCTTTATATTTTTGTTTTCCACTATCTGTTTTTCTAGCGTCAATTTCTGCTTGTAAAGTATTTACATAATAATCTCTAAACATATCTACTAAGTTTTTTACTTTCGCCATATGTCCTTGTGTGTTTCTTATAAAGTGATTGAAAAAAGTTTTCAATCTAAAACCTATTGATAATTGATCTTGTGTTGCACTACTCATATATTCCAATATCTTATCAGCTTTACTTAATGAACCTTGAGCCATTCTTATTTTAGCGTCAAATTGAGAACTTTCACTTGTTGTCATTTTACCTGATCCTGAAACATCTTTAAATGAAGCACTTGCTAAAAATACAGATTGAATATTTGATTGTCCTGATACACTTCCAAAACCAGCTCTTAAATCTTTCATTTTTTTACCTGAATATGATGTATGAAAAACAATACCCATTCTAGCTCTCATTATTCTTTTACCTATATTTGAATCAACAGGTACAGCATAAGTTATGGTATTAGGTGTAAATGTTATCATTCTTTCACCGTCTATATTGTCCACTCTTAAATCATCTTTTGTAAATAATAAATCACCTTGCAATATACCTGTAATACCTAATTTTTTTAATTCTCTTAAACAAATATTTAGTTTATTTGCTACAGGTCCACTATGATTTTTTGATATATCACCAGAAGTATAATTGATTTTAGGTGTTACGTTGAATACTGATTTTGTACCGACAAAGAATTTGCCATTTTCAGGATTGATACCAGCAATAATAGCAGGCGCACCGTCCCATTTGACAGACATATTAATTTTTTGATTAGATTGGCCAGCAAGCATATTTCTTACTGACTTCAAAAAATTTATTGCGTTTTGACCACCTGCAGAACCTCTATTGATAATATCATCTTCCAGATGTTCCAAATGTGTATTTTTTTCTTGTGTAATGAATCCCTTAAAACTAAACATTTTTCCCTCATTTTTCCCATAACTATAATCACTTTTTCCATATAAATCATCGCTTATATTTATAAGATTTTAAACATAAGAAAGATGGTAAACCACCATTTTCTTGCCAAACTTTATACTTATTTTGAAATTTAACCAATTTATTAGCGTCTTCTTCAAAAAAATATTCATTAACTATAGATTTAGTTGGATATTCTATGACTTGCCAGACAATTTCATCTTTTCTTTTGACCATCTTCTTTTTGTAAAATATAGAATATTTTACTGTAGCTGGCCTTCTATCACCTCTATGAAATTTTACTTTTTGTTTTTTTGCCATTTTTCTATCCTTTGTTCTACTGTATGTAACCAAAAATAATACATCTTATGATCGCCTTCCCAAAAAATCTCATCACGTTTTCTCATACGACCAGATTCTTTCAATTTTTTTATTGTTTCTATAGTAGGCACTTTCATTTTTTATCTTTACCTTTTCTTATCTCTTCTGGTGTATATTGTGGTTTTTTACTTTTTTCTAACGAACCAAGTGAATAGGCTGAACCTGGAGGACATTTTTTAATTTCTCCTCCTCTTTTTAAAAATTCTTCTAAAGTTTCTTTTTTCATATTTTAAAATCCGAAAACTTATCGTATGGATCCTCTTTTTGTGTTAAAGTTTTTCCTTTATCTACTATATTCTGTGCTGTATTTTCCACGTCATATAATCTCATTTTAGCCCTATCTACACCAATAATAAATGCACGATTCATACTAGGGTCATTATATCTATTTTTTAGTTGTTTAACTTTCATTTGTCCTAAAGCCTCTAACTCTTCATTAGACATCAAAGCAAACATAAAATCAGCAGTTGCTGGAAGACCAAATGATTCTGAAGTATCTTCTAAGCCAATATCTGTACTTACGAAACCTGTTCTTGTTGTTTGAGTTGCAGTAAAGATTGGTACATCAAACTCAACAGCAAGACCTCTTAGTTCTTCAGCAATTGCTTTAATGTAAAAATATGATGATATATTACCACCTTTAAATCTACTACTTGAACATATATTTAGATAATCAATAAAAATAACTTGTGGTCTAAATGATTTCTTTAATGCAAGTTCATTTAACAATCCTCTAAAATGACCACTATGAGCAGACGCTGTTGGATATTCTTTAATAATTAATTTACCAGAAGTTTTATGTTGTAACTTCTTAACTTTATTTTCATACAAATCTTTTGGCATTGAATGTAAATCGTCCATAGTTACATCAAATAAATTTGCGTCTATTCTTTCAGCAATTCTTTCTTCAGACATTTCTAAAGTGATATATAAAACATTTAAACCTTGTGTTAAGAAACTAGAAGCACAATGACACATAAACAAAGATTTACCAACACCAGTACCAGCAAGTGCTACGTTTAATGTTTTACTTGGTACACCACCTTTTGTAATACGATTAAAATAGTTTAAATCAAAAGGGTATCTTTTTTCTTTTGTGTGATACCAAGTAAATCTATTTTCAGCGTCAGCAATATAGTCGTGCCCTATATGATTATCAAAACTTACAGCCAAAGCGTCAGAAAGAATACTTGGTATAGCTTCTGGTGTAAATTGTTTATCTTTATTATCTAAAATTTTGATACCTTTTAAAACTGCATTGTGTACAGCACGGTCTTTACAAAATCTTTCGGTTGTATCTAACAACCATTGTTGATCTATGTCTTCTTTTGATATTGTATTAACAAGTTCTCTAACAGATTTCAATTCTTCTTCATTAATATCTTTTCTTTGATTTAATTCTATTAAAATAGCTTCTTTTGTTGGTAGATTTTTGTATTGTTGTACAAATTTATCAATTTGTGAAAATAATAATTTCTCATTTCTTTGATTAAAATAATCTTCTTTTAAAAAAGGTATAACTTTTCTAGTATATTCTTCGTTAAAGAAAAGATTACGTAAGATTGTTAATTCTATTTTTTCACTCATTTATATTTAAATTACCAGTTTTAATTTGTTCATCAAGCAAATCTATTAATATGTCACCAATAAAATTAATAAAATCTTGTTTATCAACATCAACATTGTTTGGATTTTTCATTATATCATAATCAAACTTCATTGGCAAGGCACCATCTGAATTTTCTTTAGGTGCAAATCCAACTTTACCGTATTTGTAAATTACGTCTTTAAATTTACCTTCAGTTATTTTTATACAGGTAAATTCATCTTCAGCTCTTTGAGCAAATACGTATTTCTTATTCTTCGTCTGATCCGTAACTGAATTTCTTTTTGGCATATTCATCAATCTTATCTAATACTTCCTTTGTAAAATATTTTTCAGGCTCATCATTGATGTTTTTACCAAATACTTTAGAACCATCTGGCATTTCAAATCTAGTTGATA